TCTATGATTTCTGATTGATTCGCGTTGATTGTGTCTGTTAAATTAACTACGTACTTAACGCCAGTGAACGTCCCGAACAGCACAGATGCTATAACCGGTACTAATACAAAATTCTTTTTGAATAGTTCTGCAATGTTCATAATTTACGTTCCTCATTTTTTTTCCTCAATCTCATAAAAGAAATTGTCGGTGTCTTCAGTTTTCCACGCACCTGTATCTTCTACATTCCATTCATTTGTTTGCACCTTCCAGTCAGGAATTGTATCCTTAACAGTAAATGAAGGTAGGTCCCAAATGCATCTGTTGTTTGGCTGCGCCGCATAGTTCCCATCGTCTAGGGCTATGATGTGTGCACACTTATGTTCGTGTGGTATCTCCGAATGATCGGTATCTAGTATATTACCATCTGGGTGTCCCCAGTCAACGGTAAATAAGTACCCACCATAATGCCACTTCTTATCTTTACCAATATATTTTCCTGAAGCTGCGCTTAGAATATTCCAACTAGTAACAGTAGGATAATAACTAAAAGAATTCCAAAGCTCCAGTTCATCCAATCTTCTTTTTGGTACGTCTTCGACTTTGAAACCGCGTTGGATAAATGCACTAATAGGCAGGCGATAAAAGATTGCGCCGTTTTCCATAATTGCGTGCCATAAGATAGCCCTGCCACCCAAAGAGGTGAGGCCAAAGATAATACAGTCTTCAACTTCTCCGTGATGTTTTTTAAGATCATATAAATACTCCCTTCGTATCTGTGCATAGGTTGCTGGTATGTTAGCATTTAAGTATGCCATTATTTTATTTCACCCCAGTTAGGCCCGTGCTCATAATCAACTTTATTTGGAACCTTAAGTTCCACAGCAGATTCCATAATCTCTATTATTTCTTCTGCTTTTTTATCAGACTCAACAGAGATATCTACCTCATCGTGAATCTGTATGTGTGGTATTATACCATTTTCATATAAAGCTACCATACTTTTCTTTGTCATATCTGCTGCTGATCCTTGTATTAATTTGTTTAATGCTTTGTAAGTAAATGCACGTTTTAATGGTTCATCATATTCTTTTCTAGCCATCTCTAGTGGTAATGGTTTAAATATACCAAATTGTGTTGGTTGCCAAAGATCAAAGTGACACGATCTACCAAGTAAAGTTCTAATTTTACCACGATCATTTGCCTTACGAGATACATTGTCCATTAGTTGTTTTACGAATGGTGCTTTAGTGTGATATTGTTTTATTAATTTTTCTGCAGATTCTTTCATTAATCCTAACTCTGCCATTAATTTATTTTTACCCATACCATACATCAAACCAAGATTAATTGTTTTAGCTTGCTTACGTTCAATGCCTGCCATATCTGCAACAACCTGGTGGAAGTCTGCATCACCTGCATTGTATGCGTCTACAATCTCATCTACACCTGTTAAGTTTTGTAACTTTGCATAGTGTACTAAAATTCTAGGTTCTTGTTGTGAATAGTCAAACGATCCCCACGTAGTTTTTTCTTCTGGAATAAATATAGATCTAATCATTGGTCCAAGTTCTGGATGTCTTGCAGGAATCTGTTGTAGATTAGGATTGCTCATAGAGAATCTACCTGTTACGGTCCCGCCTGCATCAGATCTTATCTGATTTATATCTGCGTGTATTCTACCATTGACTGCGTGTTTAGTTATTGAGTCTATAAAAGTTGTGTGTGCTTTGTTTATCTCTCTTGCATCTGCAATTAGTTTTGGTAATTCGTGTGGATGGTTTTGTAAAAAGTTTTTTGTAAAACTTGGCTCTTTACTTTTCTCTGTCCTATCATACGGCATCTTTAATTTGTCAAACGCTTTTGCGATACTTCGGGCTGCGTGTATCTCTACATCAATTCCTGTTAAACCTTTGATCTTACTAACAATTTTAGCTTCTCTTTGCATAAGATTTTTTTTAATATTTGCCGCTTTCTCTAAATCAACTCTTACACCTTTGAATCTCATATCAACTAAACAAGGAAACAATTTTGTCTCCAGGTTAAATACATCCCACAACTCTTGTTGATATAATTCTGTCTCTAATCTTTTCCAAAGTTTAAGTGTAGACTCTGCATCGCGTTCAGCATATTGTCCTACAAATAATGCAGGCAATCTCCACATATCTTTTTTAGCATCGAGTCCATATTCTTTTGCTGCTGCTTGTAATACAGATTCATCTTTACCCATTCCTATATAAAATTTTGCTAGTGTGTTTAATTGATAAGACATTCTGTTCTCATCAATCAAAGACGCTGCTATCATAGTGTCAACTATCTTACCTTTAACTATTACACCTGCTGATCTTAACCAACAGATATCATACATTGCATTGTGAAATATAAAGGTAGTATCAACCTGATTACAGATATCTTTTAACCAGTTTAAAACGAGGTTTTTGTCCATATTACCACCTTGCTCGTGATGTATCGGATAATACCCTGACCAGCCCTCTACGGCCACCGCAACGCCTGCAATGTGCCCTTTTCCAGTCACATTACCAGAGCCTAGCTCTTTTAAATGTGGATCATTAGTTTCTAAATCTATTGCTATTTCTTTATGTCCTCGAAGATCTTTTAATTCTTCTGGCATAACCCATTCCGTTTCAGGCGTAAACAACGGGATCTGGGTACTTCTCATTCGTAATCCCTTTCAAGAACCATCTCTAAATAGTGTATTGCTTTTCTCACGTCCTCTTCTTTTCCCTTAGATTGATGTCTACAGATGTATTTTATAGCGTTCCCTTCTGCAAAAAGCAACTTGTTTTCGTTAATAAATTCAGCAGGTTGGATCTTCATATTTTTATAATGTTTACCACCCACCTGTTTATCTAGTGAGTCGTATGTAGCTTTCTTAAACATTTCTTTATTTGTCATTTTTTTCCTCCTCGTAATCTTTATATTCTTTTATTAATTTTTCCGATGGATGCCAAACATCTACAGCTGAATGACAATTAGGACACGATAAGTTACTTACAATATCATAGTCTTCATTATCTTCAGTGTCGTGATCTCCACCCCAAATTAATTCAGTATCGCAGTGCCAGCAGTTCATAATATATAAGCTCTGTCAAAGTCTCTTGGATCTAGCACGTGTAATTCACGCTTCGCTCTCGTCGCTCCGGTATAAAATAATCTATGTAATTCATCTGGATCATAACTAAATGTTTCAAGCGCCGCGTTCGTTATATCTTGCATCAATAAAACTTTATCAGCTTCTCCTCCTTTCGCTCCGTGTATAGTTGACATTATTATACGAGGATTTCTATTTAACGTTTCACCATTCGCCCTCATATTACGAATGTAATTTTCAGTCATAGCATCTAATCCTTCAAATGCTTCGTACCAAACTGTTGTTACTAGTAGTCCGTGATCTTTCTGACATTCTTCTAAACTATATTTTTCTTCTGCGTGTAATGTTTTACCTTTTCTAAATCCTTCTAATACACTTGATCCAAGGTATTCATAAATATTTTTTATTTCTAGTTGATTTAATAATCCACCTTTACGCCAAGCTTCCCAATTGTTTAACGCTAATAATAATTTTAATGGTATAGAGTTACGTCCTTTGTATTGATAGTACCAACCTCTAAGTTCACATACTTCTTTTACTTGATCTAAAAAATGATTTGCAGAAGATAAGACTAACCAATTGCCTTCACTCATATCTACTTGTGTAATGTCAGAGTATCTACGCAACAATCCTTCCTCTGCTCTAGGTTTATAATTTTTGTCAAATCTATTTTGTACTTGTCCTATAATTTTTTGTGACAGTTCGTGTATGGGTCCACCAGGTATACGATAAGATTGATCTAGTGTTTGTATATCATCAACTTCTTCTTTGAGTGCTATGAAGTGATCTACATCTGCACCTGCCCATTTAAATATAGCTTGGTCATCATCACCTGCAATGTAAGTTTTCTCCGCACGACTCCAAATCTTTCTTACCATCTCCCATTGTAACAAAGACAAATCTTGTGCTTCGTCTATAAACAAAACTTTAAATTTATTTATAGATTCCTTTGCAATAAAATCTTCTAGTAAATCGTTAAAATCTTTCAAACCTTTTTCTTTTTTAAATCTTTTTAATTCTTCTGACAATAGAAATAAAGTGCTACGTTCTATATCTAATATGTT